GACAAGGTAATCTGTATGGGAGACTTTGCAAGCATGGAATCTATGTCCAGCTATGATAAGAAAAAGAAATCATTTGAGGGTAGGCGATATCGTAAGGATGTAGATCACACACATGATGCCTTAAAGAAATTTAATGATGGGCTAGGTAAACACGATGCTCAATTGTTTATGCTATTAGGAAATCATGAGGATAGAATTGATCGTATGGTGGAGGAGAACCCAGAGCTTGAGGGTGCTATGTCTATTGATGATTTAAAATATCCTGAGTATGGTTGGCATACATATGATTACAGATATCCTGCAGTTATAGATGGTGTATATTACTCACATAACTTTCCAAGTGGTGTAATGGGTACAGCTATATCTGGTGAGAACATGGCTAGATCTTTAGTTAATAA